TAGCCCACGGTGCGGCTGCCGCGGTCGAACGGCTGCACCAGGGGCGGCCTGACCAGCTCGTCCACGTAGAGGTCGACGACGCCGCGCTTGTCCGTGTAGATGCGGGCGTAGCTGTCGCCGAACACGCTACCCAGATAGGCCATAGGGTAGGCGGACCGGTTTAGGATGCCGGACAGGTCTTCGCGAATCTCCTCCACGATCTTGCCCAGCTGTTCGTTCTGCTCGGCGGCCGGGCGCTTCTCGATGAAGACGATATCGCCCGACGTCTCGTGTCCGCCCAGGGCGGAGGTCACCAGCAGCTTGATGGCGGACGACACGATGGGGTCGGCCTCCATCTGCGCCCACTTGTCGTAGATGGCCTGTCGCGTGCGCGCCTGGCGTGACCCCGACGCCAGAAGGCTCGCGACCGTGGTCGTGCCGGCACCATAGAGCATGGTGTCGGACGGCGATATTTCGTGGCTCTCGGGGAGGTGCTCGCTCTCCCACTTCTTGGCACCAATGCCGAGTCGTGAGAGAAGCCCTCGCCGATGCCCAGTGGAAGATGATTTAGGCATGGCCCGATGGTGGGCCATGCCAGGGCGGGATCAGCGGGGCGTTTTCCGGCTTAGGCGTCGGCGAGGCGGGATTCCATGTCCTCGTCTTCCAGGGTGTAGATGGCGCCGGTCTCGCCATCCAGGATGAACTGGTTGGTGCCCACTGCCTGCGTGGCCAGGTAGCGGGTGCGGAACTCGTCGGCCATGACGATGGTCTCGGCCGGCGTCTCACCCTGGTAGGCGGCACGCACCATCGGGTCGTCGCGCTCGCCCAGCTCCCGGCCGCTGTCGATCAGCAGCGCCTTGAGCGCCCACCAGTAGGGCCCATAGTCCCGGTACCGAAGCGGATCCTTGGCCAGGCGGCGCTCGACCACCCCCAGCGCGAAGCCGGGGAGGTCTGAGAAGCCGCGATTCTCCTTGAGGGCGGCGGCCCGCTGCCGGGCCAGCGCCTTGATCTCGTCCTCGTCGAACAGGTGTTCCGTGAATGCCATGTCAGCCTCTCAGGTTGAGTTCTTGGGCGGCGCGCGGATGGTCGGCGATCAGCGCGTTCCAGGCCTGGCGGCGCACGCGCCATGCCGTCTCCTTGCGCACCCAACGCCGGTAGCTGCCGTGCCGGGTGCCGTACTCCTTGATGCGATCCTTCCAGGCGCGGGTATCGCCTTCGATCAGCACCATCTCGTCGGGGTCGCCGCCGGCGCTTCCCGCGGGCGCGGGCTCGTCTGCCGGCGCGCTGCCGGTGTCGTCGGGCAGTTTCTCGGCGATGGCGACCATGGCCCGGCGCTGCAGGTGGTGCGGCAAGTATGAATGGCCCTCGCCGTCGAAGTCGAACCACGGGGCGTGCGCCTCCATGAAGGCCTCGACGTTGCGACCAATCTCGTCGCCATCCTCGCCGACCAGGGTCGCGGCGAAGGCCTCCTCGTTCAGGCCCTCGCGAATCAGTTGGCGCAACCGATAGAGCTCGCCGGGCAGGTCGGACGCCTTGAGCTTGAGCCCGTGGGCAATGGCGTAGTCGCGCAGCGCCTCGGCCTTGGCCGGGCGGTCGCGAACCACCTCGACGTCGTTGCCGACCACGAAGTCGGACCCCTCCCAGCGCTTGATGACGGCCTTCTGCTCCTCGGCGATCCTGGCCAGCACCTCGGACCCTGCCGGCACTTCCTCGGCGCGCACCGCCAGCGGGAAGTGCGGGGCAGGCAGCGAGTAGGAATAGCTCGAATAGGCGGCCGATACGTCGGTCTCGCGACGCGTGGCCACCGCCGGACAAGCCGTGGAGTAGGTGTTGAGCGTTTCGCCGGCACGCTCCGCCGCGTCCTCGATGGCGGCGGCACGGGTCAGGCACTCCTCGTACTTGGCAGACCCCGGGTAGACGATCTCGCCCACCGGCACCAGGGCATACAGCAGGGCGCGGCGTTCGCGGCCATCCACCACGGCGGTGGCCCCGGGGCGGAAGTCGGACAGCCCGCCGCGACCGACCACGAACAGCTCGCCATCGGCCAGCACGAAGCATTCGGCGATCACCGGCTGGTCGCCCACCAGCACGCCGTTGCCGGCCTCGAAGGCCTCGGCCACGCCATCGGGCAGGCCGCCGACCTCCTTGGCCTGGCGCTGGTAGCTCTCCACCGCCTGGCGGCGCATCTGGCGCGCCATGTCGACCTCGGTCTCCCACTCGTTGACCAGCTCCGACTCGTGGTCGACATCGATATCGACGGCCCCGAAGCCCAGCCGGCCCCGGCGCAAGGCCTCCACCAGGTCGGACGCGCGATTCTCGCCGCGCTTGGCACGATCCAGGAAGGTGGTCACCACCTCGCGCGGGCTCAGCGGGGCATCGCCGCTGCGCTCATTCTGGCGGGTCTGGTAGTTGTAGCTGGCCCGATGGAAGGTCGCCGCCTCCTCGATCTGGCGTTGCAGGCCGCGCTCCTTGACCTCCAGCTCGGCCAGCAGGCCCTCGTTCTTGGCCCGGGCCGACTCGCTCATCTTGGGGCGCGACAGCCGCTTGCGGACCTTCTCGGTCTGCCCCATGGCGCTCAGCAGCTGCCCCATCTTGCGCGCCACCCAGTCGCTGGCCTGCTCGTTATCGGCCAGGAACTGGTTCTGCTTGTCGATGGTGTCCAGATTGATGCGCTGACGCTCGCGGTTGGTCGTGGCTCGGCGCTCGGCCTCCTTGGCGGCCATCGCCTCCTGAATGCGGGTCACGGCATCGGCGTCGCCCACCACGTCGATCAGCGCCTCCATCTGCTCGCGGCTCATGCCGCCGCTGATGGCCAGGCTGTCGCCGCCGTCGGGCTTCATCATGGCGCCAATCCAGTCCGCCTTGCTGTTGACCAGGGAGCGCTTGGCGGTGTCGAAGGTGCCGTCGGCGTCGTAGTGGTAGACCGTGACCTGCTCAGTCTTGTTGCCCTGGCGCACGCCGCGACCGTTGTGCTGGGTCAGGCTGTCCGGCGTCCAGCCGATGGTCAGGTGGTGGATGGCCTGCGTGCCCTTCTGCAGGTTGATGCCGACCTCCGCCTTCTCGTTGGCGATGATCACGCGGTACTTGTTGGCCTCGCCCGGGGCGTTGAAGCCATCCTGCACCTCCATGATCTCCTCCGGGCTGTTGTTGCGCTGCCCGGTGACGACGGCGATGGCCGATGCCGGTACGCCGGCTCGACGGGTCAGCAGCCGGCGGATCTTGTTGTGAAGACCCAGCAGGTCGCAGAAGATGATCTGCTTGGCGTGCGGGATGCGATTGCCCTCGGCATCCACACCGCGCGGGGTCGCCGCCTCGGTCTGGAAGTTCTCGAGCATGGCGGCCAGCTTGGGCGGTACCGAGACGTCGATCTCGACGCCGGCCTTGTCGGCCATGGCCTCGAAGCGGTCCTGCGTGTCCGAGCTCACGGTGTCGAGCACGATGGCGCCACCCTCGATCCACGCCTTGACCGGCATCTTGTACTGGCGGCCGACCACCTCGCGGTTGGCGTCGCGGATGGTCTTCACGCTGACCGCTTCCTCCGCCGTGGCGTTGGGCCCGGGGCGGGTGCGCTGCTCGGTGGGCGGCTTGGCGTTCCACTGCTCCACCAGGGCGCGGGCCTGCTCCTCCTCGCCGTCGTTGATCACGTAGCGCGACACCCGGGCATCGAGGTCGGGGTCGGCGATGAGCATGGTCATCTTGTTGATCAGGTTGAAGGGGTGGCCGACGAGCTCCATGGGCTCGCCGAACTTGCCGGCGATGCGCTCGAAGGCCGCCGCGTCGCCGCGGTTCTCGCCGCGCTCCGCCATGGCGTCGGCGGCATAGCGATAGGCCTGCTTGTACTCCTCCAGCTGCACCACGGTCGCCTCCGGCAGCTGGATGCTGCTGGCCCGCTCCGGGGCGTCCGGCACCTTGATCTGGCTGCCGACGTCATCGGCGTTCTTGATGGTAGCCACCTGGCGCATGGCGCCGCGCAGCATCTCGACGTTGTTGAGCCCCTTGAACACGTTGATGGCCCGGCTCTCGCCGTCGATGGACTCGTCGTCCTCGTTCTCGATCTGGCACACGGTGTTCATGAAGCCGTCGGCGCCCGATGTGCCGATGAACATGTCGTTCACGCGGTCATGACCCACGGCCAGGGCCATCATGGAGTAGATCTCCAGCGGGCTGTTGGTGATGGGCGTGGCGGTCAGCAGCATGACGCCATCGCCCCGGGCGCCGCTGCCGCCACGGATGGCCCAGGCCTTGGCCTGCGCATCGAGGCCGCGCTTGGACGCCGGCGACTGCGACAGGTACTTGCCACCCTTGAAGTCCACGGTGGTCGCCGAGTTCTTGAACACGTGGGCCTCGTCGATCACCAGCGAATCGATGCCCATGTCCTCGAGGAAGGGGGCGGCGCCGTCCTTCTTGCCCAGCACGTCGACGATGGTCGCTGCCTTGCCCTTGGCGCGCTCGTCGGCCTTGCGGTCCTCGCTCTCGGCGAAGGACTGGTCGGCGCTGCGCATGTAGGACTCGTAGCCGGTGATGGTGTCGTCGCGCAGCCGGATCCGCTCGAAGGCCTCCATGGTCATGAAGATCTTGCTGTGGCGGTTCTCCATGATGCGGTTGAGGTCTTCGTCGTAGGCCGACGAATCCACGCGGCCGTCGCGCAGCCCCACGTAGAGGCAGTCATCGGTGCTGGCGTAGGCCTTGGCGCTCTCCTTCTGCCAGTTGGACAGCACGGAGTTGGGGACCACGAAGACGGTCTTCTTCTTGGCGCCGATGGACTGCACGTACTGCGCCACCGCCAGCGCGGTGAAGGTCTTTCCCAGTCCTACGTCGAAGCCGTTGATGCCGGAGAAGTCGCGCGCGCGGGAGCGCACGTAGGCGTTTTGGTAGCCGTGCAGCTCGAGCTCGGGGTTCATGCCCGGGATGGCCAGCGGGCTCTCGTCCTCGGGCTGGGCGAAGCGCAGCTTCTCCGGGTCGTTGGCCTGGCTCTCCAGCCGCGACACCACGTTGGCGTTGCCCCGCGCCCAGCCGTTGAACTGCTCGTTGGCCTTGTTGACCAGGGCGCGAAGCTCGCGGATGCCCTCGGCATCGCCCATGTCCAGCTTGGTGCCGCCCAGGGTGATGGTGCCGTTCTTCAGGTAGGCGCCGATGCGGCGGATCAGCTTCTCGCGGTCGGTCAGCTGGCTACCCGGGATGTCAAACTCGATGCGCGGCTCGCTGGTCTTGTCGTCGAAGGTGACCACCGCTCCGGGGTGCACGAAGCGACGCAGGAACTCGGCCTTCTCCTCGAGGGTGACGTAGGGGCTGAACAGGTTGAAGGAGATGCGCGACACGTCCACGCGGTCGATGCGCTCGGCAGCCACCGCCTTCTGGCGCATCAGCTTGGCGCGCACCTTGTCGTTGGGCGCCGCCGCCATCTCGGCGTCGATGCGCTTCACGAACTCGCCGTAGCTGCCCACGTAGTAGTCGTCGGCGCGACTCACCTGGCTGCCGTCGGCGGACACGCACCAGTCGTCGTTGGCGAACGGGTCGAAGCCGTCGCCCAGCACGGTGCGCGCCTGCTCCAGGCTGACCCAGCTCGACTGATTCTCGTACAGCAGGCCCTCGAAGCCGTGCTCGGCGCTCACCTGCATGGCGGGCGCCTCCTGCACGTCGCCACGCCACAGCGCGCTGAAGCCGGCCTTGCGCTGATAGTGGGCGGCCAGCTCGCCCAGGCCGCGACGCAGCTCGCCGTCCACGCCCTTGACCCGCCGCGCGGCGGCCGCCTGGCGCTTCATCGCCTCGGAGAGCTTGGCATAGCCGGACAGGAAGTCGGTACCGCTGCCCCGCCCGCTCTCGTCCAGCACCTGCGATACGGCCAGGCCCACCAGGCCGGGCGCCCACGCGCGGGCGCGGGCATCGTCGTCGGGTAGCTTGTCCAGGGTGGCCAGCGCCGACGCCAGCCAGGCCGGCATGTCCAGGGTCTGGGAGGTGTCGCGCATGTACTGACGCAGCGTCAGCGCATCGTCATAACTCATGCCGGCGTCGAAGGCGGTGTAGGCGTCCTTGAACTGTCCCAGCAGCTCGGCGCCGCGCACGTCGCGGCTGCCCGCCTCCAGTGGCACCCACTGGCCGTCCCGCAGCTGCAGGGTCTGGCCGGCCTGAGTCAGGGTGTCGCCCTCGTGGTAGATGATGGGCTGGGTCTCGGCCGCCTCCAGCAGCATCCAGTCGACACGACTGCCCGGCAGGCGGCGAATCAGCTTGGCCACCTCGGGGACGCTAGCCGGGTTCTTGACGCGATCGACGTCGCGGAACTTCTCGGGGTCCTTGGGCACGAACTCGCCGAGCACGAAGCGCCGGCCCTCGCCCTTGAAGTAGCGCCCCTCGACGAACTCGCCCCACATGACCTTGGCCTCGGCCAGGGTCTCGGGCGCCTGCTCGTGTAGCTCCTCGATCTTATCGGCGGCGTCGCGGCCGTACTTGCGGAAGAAGATGACGTCGGTGATGGTGTCCGCGTCGGCGGCGCCGAACACGCTGTTGGGCAACCGGTAGGCGCCCAGGAACTCGGCCTTCAGGCTGGCCCGCTGGCGTAGCTTGACCTCGGCGCCGCCCCGGCCCGACACGCAGCGCGGCGGCACCACGAAGGCGGCCAGGCCGCCGGGCTTTAGCTTGTCCAGGGAGCGCAGGATGAAGTAGGCCTCCAGGGTCTCCTTCTGGTACTTGGGGTCCAGGTTCTGATTGCCACCACGGTCGGCCACGGTGCCGAACGGCACGTTGGTCACCACGGCGTCATAGCTCTCGTCGGGGGTGGCCGCCGCCACGGCCTCGAAGGGCGATACCGTGGCTGTGTAGCCGGGGCCGGCATTGACCAGGGCGTTGATGGTGCCCGACGTCTCGTCGAGCTCCACGGCATCCACGGCGGCATGGCGCGGCGCCGTGGCGCCGAACACGCCGGTACCGGCCGCCGGGTCGAGAATCTTGCCACCACTGAAGCCCATCGCGCCCAGGGCATCCCAGATGCCCTCGGCAATCGGCTTGGGCGTGTAATACTCGTAGGCCGACCCCTTCTTGCCGTCGGCGCCGACCAGGGCCCCGCCGTTGCCGGAGTAGCCGGCCAGCACGGCGCGATCCTCGTCGGTCAGCTCCTCGCGGGCGACTTCGCCGGACTGGATGCGGGCCAGCAGCTCGACGGCGGCATTGTTGGCCTTCTGGCGCTGCCCCTTGGTGCGCTTCTCGTCGTGGCTGTACAGCCCAGCCGTAGGCTGTCGCGGCGTCTCGACGGGCTCGGGCGGGTCGCGCTCGGCCTTCATCGCCTTGCCCGGGTCGGCGGCCAGGGTGGCCGCCTTGAGCTCGGTGCGAATCTCGTTGGCCCGCTTCACCAGCGTCAGGCGCTGCGCCATGGCGGCGATGCCTTGCGGCAGGGCGATAAGCTCCTTGCGCACGCGGCCCAGCTCGGACACCAGCTTGAGCCGGGCCATCATCGCCTGAGCACCGCCACCGGCAGAGGCATCGTCGTAGATAGGCTTCATCCTTGGGTCTCCTTACAGGTCTTCGGTGGCGGACAACATGGCGCGCTCATAGGCGGCGCCCGCTCGCTCGATCAGGTCTTCCATCTCGTCGTCGCCGGACTGGCGTTCCATGACGGCCAGGATCCGGTCGGCCAGGTCGGGGGACAGCATGTCGGGCACCGTGCCGTCGATCACGGATTGCAGGAACTGGCGGTCGTTGCGGCGCATGGCCTCCTCCTCGCTTTCTGGCGCTGCGGGCTCGGGGGTTGCGCTGCCCTCGCCTTCGCCGGCCTCTTGGCCGCCGCTGGGCGCGGCGTCACGGTTGAACAGGGGGCGATAGCTCTCCCAGTCGTCGGCAGCCTTCCACACGGCGTTGCGCGCGGTGACGGCCGGCTTGTCCCAGTCCTTCTGCTGTTCGGCCAGCCAGGCCAGCAGCACGCCGGCCATCAGCGGGTCACGCTTGGCGCGGGTCTTGATCTTGCCGGTGATCGAATTGACGAACAGCGAGCGCTCCATGCCCGGCATGGTGCCGGCATCGATGCCCTTGATGGTGGCCAGCGAGCGCGTGAAGTCGCGGGTCAGCGACGCGAACTCGTCGCGCTGGGTGACGGCCCGAGCCTGCTCCAGCGGATCGGCGGCGGGCGCCTCCTCGGCGGGCTCCTCGGCGGCAGCGGGCTTGCCCTCGGCGGCGCTCGGCAGCCAGGCCTTGAGCTCGTCGACGCTCATCTCCTGCGTGCTGCCCAGGCCATCCCAGCCGGCGCGGTAGCTGGACAGGTAGCCCTGCTCGGCAGCCTCCTTGGTGGCGAAGCCCAGCATCACCTTGTGCTCGTCCAGCTCGCCGTCCTTGCCCACCTGGTTGATGACGAACACGCGCTCGCTCTCCAGGTCGGGGCCGATGAACACGTCGACCTCATCGCCGTCGGCGCCCTTGGTGCCCTTGATGTAGCCGTAGTCGTTCGCCATGGACACCGACCACGCCTCGCCCTCCTGCGTGGTGCCCGAGCGCTCGCTGCCCTTGGGGTTCTCGATGGCCACCGTCAGGCCGTGGATCTCGACCTCGCCCTTGGCGTACTCCCCGTTCTCCTTCTCCGCCTCGGTCGGCTCGGTATCGGTGGCCTGACGAGCCTGCTCGATGTCGTCCTCGTTCGGCTGGCCGTCACCGGCGGGCGCCTCGTCCGGGGGTGCGCTGAACATGTCCAGCGACTCGATGGCGTAACTGCCCTCGCCGTACTCCTTCTCCAGCTCCCGGTTGGCGGCGTCGATGATCTGCTCGAGACTGGCCTGCTGGCCCTCGCCGAACATGTCCACGGTCTGGCCGCGCTCGGCTTCCTGGCGCACGAACGCCGCCATGGCCTTGAAGGCCAGTCCCAGACGCTTGGCGCTGCGGTTGTTCTGGTTGATGAACAGGGCCATGGCAGAGGTGGCCGGCGGAATATCGCCGAACAGCCCCATCTGGTTGACCACCTCCTCGACGCTCGACCCGTCCGCCTTGGCGCGGCGCACCAGGTTGGTGGCGTCGATGATGGCCTGCACCGCCTGCTCGTTCAGCGAGACCTCGACGCTATCCACCAGCTGATTGGTCAGCGCATCGGTGCCGGCCTGGTCGGCAGCCTGTGCCCGAATGAACTCGGGGGCGGCCACGTTGAGGGCGTTGACCACATTGGCCACCTCGGGCTTGCTGGCGTCGGCGGTCATCTCCAGCAGGCGCTCGTCGTTGTACGCCTTGGCGAAGATGGCGGCCTGAATGCGCGCCACCAGCGCCCCGGTGGGATTGCCGTCGCTGGTCATGTACTGGGCGGCCTCGGTATCGCCCAGGGACTGCAGGAAGCCCATGATGAAGTCGCGGTTGGATGCGGCCAGCAGGTTGCCGTCATCGGCCAGCTTGGCGACCAGGGCCTCGTCCAGCCGGTCGGCGTCGGCGCGGGCCTTCTCGGTACCGGTCATGCTCAGCTTGTCGTCCTGGTTGGCCTCGACGGCGAACTCCCGGCGGTCCAGCGCGGACGTGCGCACACGCACGAGCACGGGCGCCTTCATGGCGCGCACGCGGCCGGCATCCAGGTTGTAGTGGTGGGCCTCCTCGATCAGCCATTCGCGGTACTCGTCGGCGCTGCCGCTGCGGTACGCCTCCTGAATGGCCATGGTGCGACCGTTGCCGGACTCCACGACACGATCCGGGCCGACGATGGGCGCCCCGGTGTCGGCGCGACGGGTGCGCCCCAGGCTATCCGGATCCAGCTGGCGGGCGGTCTTCTTGACCCAGGCGATGGACGCATCGCGCCCGCGATCACGCGGCTGAAGCTCGGTCGGGAAGGCAGGGTTGGGGTCGCCGTTGATGTCATGCGAGGCGATCAGCTCCTCGGCCTCCACCACGGTGAAGCCGGTCTGCACCTCGGAGCCCTTGGCGGTCTTGACCACGTTCTCGGCGCCCTCGGGCTCGAGCTCGCCGTCGGCATTGACGCCGGTCGGCGTGTCCTTGCCGGTGGGCTCGGCGGGCGGCTCGCCCTCGGCCAGCTCCACGAAGCGCTCCCAACCGATTTGCTCGGCCAGCTCGTTCTTCACGGCTGCTGCCTGAATCGGGTAGGCCTTCTGGAAGGCGGACCACGCCTCGGCATCGACCTGGCTTGGCGCCTCGCCGGCGGCGAGAGACGCCTTCCAGCCGTCGATGGTGGCCTCGGCCGCTTCGCGACGTGCAGCGGCGCCGTCGTCGCGGCTTGTGACTCCCAGGTCGATACGCTCCGCCAGCGCCTCGGGAGACAGGTCCAGAGAGTCGCTCATGAAGAAGCCGGCGACGCCGGAGAGCGTGTAATTCATGCCCACCACGTTGCCGCCGGCGCCGACGCTCTCGGTGTTGACTACCAGCGTGACGCCACCCTTCGACAGTTCGCCGTAGCTTTCGCCGCCCCATCCCAGCTCGCGAAGGGCGTTGCGAACCTCGATGACGCGGCCTTGGAAGAAGCTGTCGAGCTGGTCCTGGTAGCGCTCCTTGGCCTCATCGCCGGCCGCGATGATGCGCGCGAAGTCGTCAGCAGTCTGCGGATCTTGAGGGAGGGCACCGGGAGCATCAGCGGCACCCGGGAAACCCCCGGCCTCCCGCCCAGAGACGCCTTCCTCGCCTTCGCTCACCGCCTGGCTCAGCGGCTTGGGTTCGAAGTACAGGTCGAGCTCCACCCCGGCGCCTGTCAGCTCGTCGACGCCGATGTAGCCGAGCTCACCCTGCCCCAATCCGGGGTCGGCCCAGCCGAAGGCCTGCTCGGTGCCATCGCCCTTGGCGTCCTTCTCGGTGATGTACCAGTCGCCTCCGCCGCGAAAGTAGTGCAGGTAGGCGGTGGTCTCGTCCATCTCCTTGCCGTCCTGCTCATAGGTCTTGGCCATGCCGTCGATGATGCTGGCCAGCACCTGAGCGCGATCGATGTAGGCCTCGGACTCCTCGCCCTTGCGGATGACGTCGGCCATGGCCCGGTACTGCTGACGGGAAAGCCAGGGGCGAAGCTCGTCCAGCAGGTCGAGGCCTTCCTGCTTGGTCAGCGGCTTGGGCGTGTTCAGCGCCTCGTCCTCGGCCTCGATGCGGGCAATCTCGATCTGCCGGGTCAGGCCGTCGAGTTCGGTTTCCAGCTCGCCGATTTCGCCCTTCAGGGACTCGATGTACGCCAGGCGCTCGGCACGCTTCTGGTTCATGCGCGCGAAGGTCTTGGAGTTCTTCTCGGCCAGCTTCATGATGCGCTTCGCCACCTGGCGAATCGGCAGGTCGCTGCCGCGCTCCGGGGCCACCACGATGGTGATGTCCTTCTTGTTGAGCAGCCACTTCCAGCTGATGAGCTCATCGGTGGGCTTCAGCGACTTGGCGGTACCGGCGTCGGGGTTGTGGAACATGACGGTCACGGTCTGGCCGTCGCTCAACTCGAAGATGGCGGCGACATTGACCACGCCCTGACGCTTGAAGGGGCTGGACACCTGCGAGGCCACGACCTCCAGCTCGCCGCCGCCGGCCGACATGACGCGCTCCAGGCTGCGCACCTTGCGCCCCAGGCTGGATTGGGTGGCAACCAGGGCGTCCAGCTCGAAGATGGCCTCGGCCTCCTCCAGGATGTCGTCGAGCGTCACGCTGTCGAAGATCAGGCCGTCGTCGGCGTCGGAGCGCCGGATGCGGTACAGCAGTTGGTCCAGCGACATGCCCACCGGCATGGCGCTACTGTCGTTCCACAGAACAGGAGGTGCAGACATAGCAAGGCCCCTTGATGGGTTGAACAGGGCGCCGATGGGCGCGCTATGGGGCCATGCTATGGGAGGGAGAGGGGTGGGCCCGGTCGGCTTTTCCTGGCCGCGACGGGCTCCATGGCGGGCCTAGCCGCCGGCAAACACGTCACCGGAGCCGGCCGCCACGGCAGAGCCGCAGTCCACGGAGTCGCCGACACGCCCCAGGGGCTTGCCGTTGACGTTGACGCTGCCTGACCCGCTGGCCAGGGCGCCGCCGTGGCAGACCGGCACGTCGTTGCAGTGCGTGGCCCAGCCATCGCCCACGCGGTGAGCCGGGATGCCGTTGACCATGACGTCAGGGCTTCCGCTCGTGCTGTTGCGCGGCGGGAACGCCCCGTGTCCGGTGCAGCTATCGCCTTGCCGAGTGACGGCGGGCATCGATCTCCTCCTTCAGCCGGTCGCGGCCGGCCGTCCAGTCCTGGTGAATCTCGATCAGGTACGACATGTAGGCCTCGCTGCCGTCCTCGAGGTCGGCGATCACGTCGAGCCGGTAGGCGCGCGTGGTGTCGCGGCTGGGTCGGAACTCGATCACCTCCTCGGCACTGGCGGGCAGCGCCTGCCAGTCGAGCACGCGGGCCACCTGGCCGTCCTGCAGGTAGTCGATGAAGTCGATGGGGAACAGTCCGGCCAGGTTGCCAGCGCTCACCGTCAGGCCGTCGGGACCACCCTCCACCGCCAGCACGCTCTGTTCCGGGGTGATGCTCCCCCGGTAGCCGGTCACCGCCACCGGCGCCGGCAGCCCGGTCACGGGGTCGACGCCCTCCACGTCCACGCTGATGGTGGTCGACACCGGGCCGCCGGTCTCCGGCAGGCTGAACAGCACGTCTGGCGGCGGCGTCCAGGTCTCGGTCGTGGCCATGGCGATCAGGCGGCGTCAGGCTTGAGCTCGGCGAGCTGCTGGCGGGCGTCGTCCACGGCCTCCTTGAGGGCGTCGCGCTTCTCCTCGAGGCGGGTCTCCATGCGCGGGGCCGCCGTCTTCATGCGCTTGGGCAGCTTCACCTTGGCCTTGGCCAGGCGCTTCTGGAAGGCCGTCCGGCCCCGGTCCATGGCCTGCACGATCTCGCCGATGGCCTTGGCGTGATCGTCCTGGTTGGCCATCGGCATGACCTTGCGGTTGAGCATGACCTGAAAGATGTCGCCCGGGCGCTTGATGCGCAGCTTGACCACCTGGCTGTCGGAGAAGGTCAGGCTGATTTCGCGGTAGCTGACGCCGCTGGTGCGCTTGACGCGGGAGTCGACGTCGACGCTCACCGGGTTGGCGCCGGCGCGCTTGAAGTGCTTTTCGAGCTCCTTGACGGCCTTGTCCTTGCGGGTCAGGTCGTCGAAGGAGAACAGGAGATTGGCAGCCATGGCGGCCTCCTTGTCAGTTCAGGTTGATCATGCTGGCCAGCTGCGTGATATCGCCTGGCGTCAGGGTGATGGTCGAGCTACCCACCTGCAGGGTGATGCTGTCCTTGGCGCTGACGTGCACCAGGCCGCCGGAGTTCAGGCGCATCTCGGCATCGGTGAGCAACTGCATGTTCTCCTTGTGCCAGCGCCGCCAGCCGATGGAGTTGCCGGTCGTCGGGTTCCGCCAGCCGGTGATCAGCGGGTGGCGCGGGTCGCCCTGTATGAACTCGACCCACACCTTGTCGCCGGCCAGCACCTCGATCTCGGTCATGGTCTCGTGCCGGGACTTGTCGCCGATGGGGTACTCGATCTCGGCGATCAGGCCACCCTCGGCACCATCGGTGATGCCCGGGATGCTGACCTCGCAAGTGCGGCTGTCGCCGTCGTAGGACGTGACTACCGCCGGCCACTTGCCGGCCAGCAGGCCGCCTCCGGTCGCACTCATCGCTCCCACCTCCCCAGCCATACGCGGGTGAATTGCTCCGGGGCATCGCCGTCGGCCCCGGGCGCGAACAGGTTGGCGACCGTCATGGCCACCAGCGGCTCCCCGCCCACGACCTCGATCAGGTCGCCGGCGGCGATCTTCTGCGTGTACTTCAGGCGCGTGACCTTGGTCAGCACCAGGCAGCCCGTCATGTTGCGCAGCGTCATTGCGTTGGCGCCCGGCTGGAAGCGCGCGGCGCGCGGCTTGCCCCGGTTGCCGTACACGAACTCGCCATCGGCATCCAGGCTGTAGAACCACGGGATGTCGTGGCGCTCCAGGAAGCCGGACTCCACGTCATCGGAGGCGGAGTCGACGATGGTGTCCACCGGCTCCTGGTCGAACAGCGAGCCCAGCGGGATGAATGCCAGGCGGCCGTTTCGCCACCTAACGACGCCGCCCGCCTCCTGCAGGGCGCGGGCGATGTGATAGGTGTGGGCCTCACCGGCCAGGCAGACGAAGCGCGGTACCGCGAAGTCGCCCTCGATGCCGCGCAGCGTGGCCCCGCACGCGCGATAGACCTCGGCCAGGGTGGCGCCGTGCTTGATCACCGCCCGGGGCTTGATGAACGCCACCGGCGTCACCGGCTTCAGGGTGGCGATCAGCCGCACATAGCCGGACAGGTCGTCGCCCTGCATGCGCGCCTGCTGGACGTGCTCGGACTTGATGATCTCCAGCTCGTCGCCGTCATAGGTGGTGATCGAGCGCCCGACCTCGAAGTGCTGGGCGGTCTCGGTACCGACGCGGATCTCGGCTTCCAGGGTGAGCGGTATCGGCACCAGGTCGGAGCGCAGCACCGCCCGGCGGATGAAGTCGCCGCGGATGCGTTGGTCGCCGTTCTCGCCGAAATACAGCTCCATGTCCTACCCCCTAGATCGTGATGACCGGGTGATAGAAGACGCGACGCGGCAGCTCGGCCTCCATCTGGGCAATCTCGCCGCCGACCTCGGAGCTGGACCGCCCGAAGCCGCCGCCGGCACTGAGGATGCCGGTCGCCTCCAGCTGTAGCGCGTTCTCGCGCTCGACGTAGAGCACGAACAGCGGGCGAATCTCTGCCCACTCGGACACCGTGACGTCCAGGGTGTCGTCGATCTCCGCGCCGTCGGCCAGGTGCGTGAGCTCGGCGAAGCCGGCGTAGTACGACACCGCCGCCACGGCCAGGGCCGTGACGGATTCGGGTGGCAAGATGTTGGCGGCCCCGCGTTCGTTCTCGACGAACCGGGCCACCAGGTTCGCCAGGATGGCCATCAGCGATAATCCGCGCTATTGCCTTCCACGATCTCACCGAAGTAGTGGAAGAACATGGTGCCGCTGAAGGTCAGGATCTGGCTGCGGTTCTCCCAGTCGCGGTCGGGGTCGTCGATCTGGATGAAGGCATCGGTGATGCGCTTGTAGCGCAGGTAGCGCTCGGGCGTGCCCTCGTAGATCTTGGCGTTGAAGGTGCCGCCGTTGGCGATGATGTCGACCAGCATCTGGTCGATGCTGCCGGCCGTCACCTCCATGAAGGTCACCTGACCCTGGTGGTTGACGCGGATCTGCTGCGGCTCGAACAAAGCGGCGCCCAGCGGCGACGGCACCTCGATCTCGCCTTGCACGGCCACGTCCGGCCACGGGCACTGCCGGGCCAGCAGGTAGTTCTGCTCGAAGCCCTCGATCTCGAAGGTGAAGTCGGAGTTCACGACCTTCTGGCCCATGGCCTTGGTCTGGTCGTAGAAGCCCTTCAGGTAAGAGGCATTGGATACGGTCATGGCGAAGCTCTCATTGGGTCAACGGAGGTCGGATTACGACGCAGCCATGGCGCACCATGGCCTTGAGATGTCAGCGTATCGCCGCCCCGAGCGCCGGGGCCGCGCGGTTTTCCTGTGCGGTCTTGCGCCAGTACACCAGCCCGGCCACCAGCCCGGCCGCGGCGGCCAGCCCATAGGGTGCGCCCGCCAGCAGGGCCAGGTTCCAGCCGCCGGCCGTCATGCCGCCGGTCTCTATGCTGCGCTCGGCCGCGCGTTCGCCCATCCAGGGCGTCAGGGCATACTTCATGCCGTGCTTGACGGCGATGGTGGCGACGAAGGCTTGGGGCCCGGTGAGGCCGTCGAACAGCGGGTTGGCCTCCTCCAGGCCGGGCGCCTCGATGGCGGCGAACGTGGTCGCGCCATCCAGGTAACTGCCCGCCCCCGGGCGGTGTGCACAACCGGCTACCAGCAGGGCAATCAGCAGGGCGGCAACGGGCTTGGCGAGACGGGCAGGCATGGCGCCCTCCTTCAGTGCGTGGTGCGGATGACGGCCTCCAGGCGCCGAACATGGCCCTGCAAGGTGGCGTCGCGTGCGGCCAGGCCCTCATAGGCGTCATCGGGCAGGCACGCCATGGCGTCGGCCGGGATGCGCGGCAGCGCGGGCCGGTCGGGTACCGGCAGCGGCTCCTGCACGAAGACGGTCTCAGTCCTCGTGGCGCATCCAGCCATCAGCAAAATGGTCGCGCCGACCGCTGCGCGCTTCAGTGCGGACTTGCTCGACATGTCGCTCCCCCTCCTCCTTGGCCTCGGCGCTGGCCACGTCGGCGGCCTGGCGCTGGGCGATGCGTTGTTCAGCGGTATCGGCCCGCCGGGCCTGGCGGTCGGCACGCTGGCTGGCGTTGTCGCGTTGTCGTTGGGCGTTTTGCAGCAGGAAGCCCAGCACGGCGGCGGTCAGCCCCAGGGCGCCGGCGACGATCTGCCATAGGCGGCTAATCATGCTCGGCCCTCCCGCTTGCCCAGCATCGACAGGCCGCTATCCGCCATGTAGCCGGCGGCGAAGGCACCCATCGCGGTCACCTGGCCGCTGTCGATCATGAAGCCCATGGCCACGGCACTGCCGGCCATGCCCAGCGCCGTGCGGTAGCGCCGGCTCTTCACGTAGTCGACGATCCCCACGCCCTGCCCGCCCGCGCGGGCCTCGACGACGCGCTTCAGCAGGTGCACCAGGTGGCCAAGCATGGCCATGCCAATCCCGATAACGATCTCGAGCATCATGCAAGCCTCCCGCCCCGCTGCTGGTAGAAATCGAGAAGATCCCGCGCAGCCACTTCGCGCTGGCCGTAGCCCGCGCCCGGGAAGGAGGCCCAGATGTTGGCGCACTTGCGGATGGCATCGCTGATACGCCCGGCCATCACGTCGTGATAGGCGCCGCGCTCGCGAATCTGCTGGATGGCGTAGCGGTCCTGCGACGCGGGGCCGAAGTCGGGCAGGCCGAGCTGCGCCTGGTAGTGCTTCCAGTAGCGGTGCAGGATCTGGTACCGGCCGGCCGCCGTGGAGTGGATGCCATAGGCCGGCAGCCAGACCCGCTTGTTGGGGTGGTCGCTGTAGTCCGTGAACAGTTCGCCGCCGACGATCACGTTGTAGCCCGCCTCGTCGCCGTAGCGGTCGGTACCCTCGGCGTGGCTGATCATGTCCAGGAAGGCGCGCATGTTGGCGTCACCGGTCTCGCCACCGGCCAGGGCGTCGAAAGTGTCCGGGCCGGCCACGCCGTCGACGGCCAGTCCGTGGCGCAGCTGGAATTCGCGCACGGCGCGCTCGGTCATCGGTCCGTAGATGCCGTCGACATCATCGGCTGCAAAGCCTAGGTCGCGTTGCAGGTGGCGCACGGCATCGCCGCGGCTACCGCGCTTGAGTAGAACCGTCATGGGGCATCCTCATCAGGGTGGCGACATTGCCCCGCGCGCGCAGCGTCAGGACACAGAACAGCAGGGCCAGCGCACTCTGAAAGACGCTCACCTCCGGCTCGAGGAACACGATCTCGAGCCCGGCACACAGCAAGGTGCCGATGAGGGCGCTGGCGAATAGCGACAGGTGACGCTTGTAGCGGCGACTGCCGCGCCGGAAGGTGGCCAGTCGCACGGCTGCAATGAAGTAACTGCAAGCCGCCACGACGGGCACGATGTTATGGATAACGCCTGTCTCAGCCATTGCCTCGCCTCACTTGCCTTTGCGGCGGTCAAGCCACGTCGCCAGGTCGAACCTTTCGACGTGCTGGATGAGTTTCAGCGACAGCGGGACGATCACGATGGCGCCGATGAAGCCGCCGGCCCCGTCATGGGTGACCGGGGTCTGGGCGACGATCTCGGGCGTCATCAGGTAGCCGCACAGGGCGGAGAACAGCAGCGCGCCGATGCGCTGCCAGGCCCGAAGGTCGGTCTTGGTGTAGGCCACCAGACCGGCCCCCAGGGCGGCCCCCATCAGGGAGTTGGCGTTGATCCAGGGCAGCAGGGCCGCCAGCCCGATACCGGTCGCTGTCGCTGCCGCCGCTGCGCTGGTCGTTGGTTCTGCCACATCGCCCTCCTCATTGCGCATGGCCGGACACCTCGCGACGCCCTACCGACGCCCCAGTGATGCCACTGTCTTGACGATTGCACCGCAGGCGCGAATCACACCGTTGAGCCGGTCGTTCACGGCTGCCTGCAGCTTCAGTTCCTGCTCCTTGCCCTTGCGCCACTCGGCGTAGGCCTTGCCCTCGAAGAAGGCCTCGGCCTCGCTGTGGGTCATGCGCAGCGCCTCGGGCAGCGATGTCGACGAATATAGGGCCAGGCTATGAGCCAGCAGCCGCTGGTTTTCCGCCCAGGTATCGCGCGAGGTCGGTGATGCAGGTGCCAACTGGAAATCGCGCCGGCGGCTTTTCAGCCGCGCTGTCCTCCCTTGGCAGGGCCATCAGGCCGTGCTCGTCGGCTTCCAGCAGGAACAGGTGGTCGAGCTCATGCCGGACGGCCTCGAAGGCGTCCAGCAGCTGCACAAAGGCGCTCTCCGGGTAGTTGGCGATGACCCGCATGCGCTCGATCAGGGCGGCGTCGACGTCGCCGGAAGACGGCACGGCGTCGCCATTGACGATGAGCTGGGCGGCCATGCGCCCGATTCGCCAGTGGGCATGACCGGACACGCCGGGCAGCTCGCCCTGCAGGCGCTCGATGGCCCCGGACAGGGCCCCAGTCAGGTGGCGCGCCTCCCAGCGGTCGCCCTCGATGGTGCCGACCTCGACGCGCTCGCCCGGGTAGTCCTGCTCGCCCAGCAGGTAGTCGGAGAAGTTGGCCTTGCCGCCGGCCAGGCTGAAGTCCGGACCGTCGTCGAGGGTGGAGGCCATGTAGTGGCAGACGGCCATGGTGCGTTCCTGCACCGTCCAGTCCTCGGGGTTCTCCACCCCTTGCACGTCGTCGACGGCGGCGCGCAGGAAGGCAGTGGTGGCTTCCTCGTTGAGGTGTGGCGGTATCGCCGCCAGGGCGATGGCATCGATCATCGCCAGCTCCCTCATGCGCACCGTCAGGCGTCGAGTGCGCAACACCGGGAAGTGGATCATTGCGGTTCTCCTTTCATGGCATCCCAGTCATGGCGATCGATGGCGGTCAGCGTGCTGAACGTCACCGGCAGCTGGAGCTGGATGAAGCGGCCGAACTTGTCGGAGGGGGAATTGAGCGGTACGCCGATGCTCTCGACGACCATCGGGGCATAGGTGCGCCCCTTGTAGCGGATGGCCAGCAGGGTCGGCGCCGCCGATGGCATGGCGGCCTCGACGAAGCCGTTCACGTCGCGTTCGCCCTGTTGGTACCAGTCCAGTGCCGCGGTCAGCAGCGTGCCCTCGGGCGCCAGGTACTGGGGCAGCACCCAGCGCATGAGCTGGTCCAGCGGCTCCTCGACCTCGGTGCTGGGGTCGCGCCAGGCGCGCAGCATGAGCGTGGTCTGCAGGCGGATAGGCGGCATGCCGCTGAACACCTGCGTGCTGTTGAGCTTGGTGATGCCCGTGCGCCCGCGCGCGGTCTCGCTGACCTCCTTGGTGGCATTGCCAGCACCTTCGCCCAGGCGCTCGGCGATGGGCTGGATGGCCCCGCTTTGCAGCATGGCGGCCAGCGTCGGCGCCCTGGCCTCGGGGCCGGCGCCGTCGAACGGCGATTGCCAGTTGAAGGTCGCCTCCAGATTGGCGTCGTCGACGAACAGGCAGCGCACGCGCGCGCTCTCGTCCAGTGGCTCGCCCTTGTGGTCGACCTCGTAGATGGTCGCCACCAGGTGCGGATTGATGCCGTCCCACAGCGGGCCCAGGCCGGTAAATGGCAGCACCATGTCAGACTCCCGTCAGAAAAAAGGCGGCCACTGGCCGCCAAACACCCCACCCCATCGTCGGGTTACTTGCCCATGCGACGGCGCACCTTCATGGACTTCAGGCGGCGCGCCTTGGCCCGTGGGCTGTGCGCCTTCTTGCGCGCCTTGCGGATGGCCAGCTTCTGCTTGCCGGACAGCCGCACGTTGCCGGAAACGCGCTTGTTGACACGCTTCTTCTTGCCGCCTCGCACCACGGTGCGCTTGCGGTAGGCGGCGTCGAATACGGCTTCCTGGTCGGCCTCGTCGAAGGTGAAGTCGTCGATGGCGTCGAAGGCGGCGTCACCGTCGGGCAGCGCAGCAGCCACGGCGTCACGGATGCGCTCGGCGGCCTCCTCGTCCCAGTCGTCCAGCAGCAGGCCGATATCCTCGTCCTCGATCCCCACGGCGGACAGGTAGTCCCAGGCCGCCTCGCGGGCGACGTCGACCACCTCGTTCTCGTCCTCGTCGAGCTCGCCGTCCTGGTTGTCGTCGGCGATGCCGACCATCATGGCCAGCAGTCGGTCGGCGCTGCTCTCGCCATCGTCCAGGTCGTCCTCCTCGATCCACTGCTGGATGACGGCGACGGCATCCATGCGCAGGCTCATGTGCTCGTACTCGCCGGCGGAGTCGAGCACCGGCTCGCCCGCGTCGTCGAGCACCAGGAAGCGCCGGGGCATGCCCTCGGGCTCGGCGGCGGGCTTGGGTTCACGCTTCGCGGGGTAGATCAGCCCGCGCAGCACGTTCTGCAGTTCGCTCATGGTTTCTCCTTAGCGGCTCAGCGTCTGGGTCACGTGGATCTGGCGAGTGGTGCCGTCGTAGCGCAGCCAGTAACGGACATCCATCAGCTCATACGGGCGTTGCTCGTTGGGCTGCACCTCGAAGCGCCAGGCCGCGCCATTCATCGCCGGGTCGTCGGACGGCACCAGCCAGCCGGACGCCTGAGCCGCCTCGAAGTGCGTGGTCAGGAAGTCGCGCATCTTCTTGATGGCCACCGACATCGGCAGCTGCAGGATGTCCTTGCCGAAGCGGGTCACGGCGTCGTCGATGGACGTCGACATGTCGGCGACGGCGATCAGCTTCTTCAGGCTGGAGTCGACCATGGCGCTGGTCAGCGAATCGCGGAACACGTAGCGCCCGCCCCCGGAGTAGTTCTCGAAGATCACCGGATTGATCTTCGCCCGGGCCAGGGCGTTGAGCTCCTGGTTGTTGGGGCTGTAGGTCTGCACGATGCCCTGACGGCTGACCGGCCACTCGCGGCCGGCAATCGGGTAATGCTTGGGCGCGAAACCCTTGGCATTGATCCGCGCGTTGCGCCCGCACGCCATGGCGATGTTCAGCGTCGCCGTGCCGAAGTGGCGCTTGCCGTTGATGCCGGTCGGGTCCATGGCCTTCAGCGGCGTCCAGAAGGCGTGCAGCAGGTGGGCCTCGGGCTGGCCGCCCAGGTTCATCTGCTCCACGAAGGCGATGGCGCCCTCGACGTCCAGCCCGCCGGGCACGTCGATGCGCAGCTGGCGGTTGGTGTCGAAGGCCAGGCTCGCCAGCTCGGCGATCAGCCCCGGGGCCTCGCTCCCGCCGGAGGCGATGTAGGCATAGCCGTGCTGGGTGCCGTACAGCTGCTCGCGGGCGCGCACGTAGTCGTCGACGGTGTAGGCGGTACCGCCCTCGTCGAAGTAGTCCATGACCGCTGAGGTCGACCACTTCTCGCGATACATGGCGTCGTAGCCGTAGGCGTCGGAGTCGGGCGCGATGGTGGTCGTGGCGCCGGTAATCACCTCCAGGCGGTCGGTGCGCGCCTCGATGACGGTCGGCAGATAGAAGGAGTTGCCGTTGTCGTCCTTGGCGTCGCGATCCAGGGAGCCGGTGATCTCGATCAGCTTCTCGCCGTTGGGCTCGAGCAAGCGCAGGGTGATGACGTCGT